CGCCATGCTGCGCTATCTCGGCCCGGCCGCGCTGGGCGCGATGACCGTGCATTCGGTCCGCACGGCCGCGAACTTCGAAGACGCGCTCTTCAACATCGAGAAGAAGGCCGGCGCCACGCGGGAGGAAATGGACGATATCCGCCGCGACATCCTGGACCTGTCCACCGAACTGCCGGTGTCCATCAACGATATCGCGGCGGCGTTCGAACGCGGTGCGGCGGCCGGTATCCCGCTCGAGGATCTGAAAGAGTTCTCGCGGCTGACCTCGATGGTGTCCGATGCCTGGGACATGTCCGCCGAGGCGGTCGGCAACACGTTCGCCGGCTTCGAAACGGGCCTCGGGATGGCGCGCGAGGATCTCGAAGAGTTCGCCGACCTGATCAACTATCTGGCCGACAGCGGCATTGCCGACGAATCCGACATCGCCAACTTCATCGATCGCGTCGGCGCTTCGCTGAAGAACTTCGGCATGACACCCGAAGAGATCGCCGCCTATGGCGCGGCCCTTCTGAACCTGAAGATGCCGGCCGAGACGGCGGCGCGGGCGATGGATACGCTTGTCGGAAAGCTGGCCGCGCCGGAGAACCTTTCGAACAAGTCCTACAACGCGCTGAAGGACATCGTTGGCGATGTGGGAGAATTCCAGCGCCTGATGGCGGAGGACGCCAATGGCGGCATGCTTGCCTTCCTCGAGAAGCTCGAAACGCTGACAGGGCAGCAGCGCATCAGCCTTCTCGGCGCCCTGATGGGTGAAGGGTTCGATGACGAGGTCGCGCGCATGGTTGGCGGCCTGGACGAGATCAAGCGCAATCTCGAGGCGATCGAGGATCGCGATGTCTATGTCGGCTCGATCGCGGGCCTGACCGAACGCCGCCTCGAAAACCTGAATTCGCAACTCCAGCTCATGAAGAACCACTGGGACCAGATTGCGATCAGCGCCGGCTCGGTTGTCGCGGAACCGCTGACCGATGCGCTTGGCGCGGTTGCCAGACACCGCCTCGAGAACGACGCCGTCCATGGCTATCTGCGCGAGCAGGGGCACGATTATTTCGAACGCGCGCGCATGATCCTTTCGGCCGGCCGCGGCAGCCGCGAATGGCAGGACTGGGCGCGAAAGGGCGGCTTCACCTATCCCGACGACGAAGCAAATGAAGCCCTGACGCAGGGCCTTCTCGCCGGCGACCTTCCCGATGATGCGGGGTCGATGCAACGCCTGCCGGTGCCGAGGTCCAGGCCCGATGCGGACGACGCGCCGATTATCGTGCCGCGCTCGGAGTGGTCATCCGCGCCGGCGAGCCTGCCGATCGAACTGGAAGAAATGGGGCGGCATCCCATGGAGCCGCTGCAACTGCCCGCAATGCCACCGCACATGGCCAGCCCGCCGCCGATGGCGTTCGACGCCCTGTCGGCCGAAGGCGGCGTTGACGATCAGGCCGCGGCCGCCGCCGACCGGCTGCTCGAGTTCAAGCGGGCGGCCGAAGAGGCGGGCGGCGTGCTCACACAGGGCGCCGACGATGCCGGCGCCGCGTTGACCGAAGGCGGCCAGGAAGCCGGCCGCTCGATTTCCGATGCGGCCGGGCCGGCCGGACAGCAGTTCGGCGAGGCCGCCTCGGGCCTGATCCGTTCGGAGGCCGCCTCGGCCGGCTCGGCCTTCGGCCAGGCCGCCGCCGCTGAAATCCGCACGGCCGCCGATGGCGCGGTGCGTCGTCTCGAGGGTGCCGCCGGCCGGCTGGCGCGCCGGCGCGCGCGCGGCAATCCGGGCCGCACCATGGAAGAGGCCGGGACGGCGGAGTGATGGCGCGCGACTGGTCGAAGCTTCGCCCGGCATCGTTTCGCGGTGTCCGGTTCTTCATCATGGAAGAGCGGCCCCGTGCCGGCCGGCGCATCGCCGTGCACGAAGTGTCCGGTGGTGATCGCATCATTACCGAGGATATGGGCCGGTCGGCCGGCAGTTTCGTGCTCGATGCCTATGTCGCCGGCGACCTGGCCGACATGGCCGGCCATGCGCTCGAGGCGGCCTGCGGCGCGCCTGGCGCCAGCCTCCTGACCATGCCCGTCGATCTGCCGCGCATGGTGCATTGCCGGTCCTGCGAGCGCCGGCGCCACAAGGATCGCAACGGCATGATCGCCTACCGGCTCGAGTTCGTCGAAGCCGGTGCGGCCGGTTTCGGCTTCGCCAGCGCGCTGTCGACGCTGAAGGGGATATTCATGCGCGGTGCGTCGGCTGCGGCGACGGAGCTGGGACCATGAGTGTGCGCGCGTGGCTGGCGGCGATCGCAGCCGAAGCGGGCCTGCCCGCCGATGAAGCGCAGCGGATCGATGCGATGCTCGCCGACCGCCCGGCCATGGGCGCGATGCTCGACGCCGCGCGGCTGATCGGCCTGGCCGGGGAAGCCGATCGCGTCATCGGTCTTGCCCTGTCGCCGGCCGGCGCGGACGCCCGGTCGCGGACCGTGGCGCTGGTCATGGCATGTTTTGCGATCGTCCGTGTCGACTTCCCGGCGCGGCCCGACGCGATCGACGCGCGGACGCGCCTGTCCGCCCTTGCCGATGCGGCCTACGCTTCGCTCGATGCCGATGCACCGCGCACGCTCGGCATGTGCATCGAAATGGCCGGTGCGGCGCTTGATCATGTATCCGCGGTGGCGGTGACGCTGGCGCCGATCGTGCGTGTCGAAACGGGCCTTCCGCTGCCTTCGTCGCTTCTGGCCTTCGATCTCTACGGCGACGCCGCGCGCGGCGACGAGCTGGTCGCGCGCAACCGGCATCATGCGCCGCTGCTGATGCCGACCGCCTTCGAGGCTGTCGCGCCATGAGCCTTGAGACAATCGTCTTCACGGTGGCCGGCGCACCGCTGGCCTTCATCGAATGCACGCTTTCCGCCTCGGCCGAGGAAGCCGTGCGCAACGCGACATTCGAGATCGCCTACAACGGTCCGGGCCTGCCGTGCCGGATCGATGACGAGGCGACGGTCCACGTGTCGGGCGAATTGTGGGGCACGGGCTATGTTCGTGATGTGCGCGGCGAGCATGATGATGACGAGCGTGGCTACACGGTGACCTTCGTCTCGCGCACCTGCGATGCGACCGAATGCTCGATCGTGCATCCGACCGGTCTTGCCGAGAATGTCGATCTGGCCGCTATCGCCGAAGAGTTTGACATGCTCGGCATCGGCATCGAGGCCGATGCGGACACCGGTGTGAAGGCGATCCACAAGGTCATTCCCGGCGAAACGCTGTTTGCGACCCTTGAAGCCGATGCGCGGGCCCAGGGCGTGCTGATCTACGACACGCCGGAGGGCCGCCTGAAGCTGGCCGACAAGCCGGAAGGCCGGCATGCCGGCACGCTCAAGCGCGGCGTCAACATTCTCGAGGCATCCGGCGACCTGTCCGGCGCCGAGAACTTCTCCGAAGTGCGGGTGCGCGGGCAGGCCTCGGTCGGCACCGATGCGTCGGCCCTGCGCCCGGAAGCGGTGGCGCCCGGCGTGGCGAGACGGGCAAGGCCGCTCTTGAAGCTGCTCGAGGGCGAGGCGACGACGGATCGGCTCAAGCGCCGGGCCGAATGGGAAGCCCGGCGCGGCAACGGAAAGGGCATCGCCTGCACGATCAAGATGGCCGGCATGCGCGATGCGGCCGGCATGATCTGGTCGCCGAACCGGCTGATCGAGGTCGACGATGACTGGATCGGCGTGCAGCAGGACATGGTCGTCGCCAGCGTCAGCCTGCAGCAGGATGGCGATGACGGCACGACCACGGTTCTGACGCTGAAGGATCCGCGCGCCCTGGGCGGCGACAATCCGCACGGCAAATCCGATGGCGGCTGGGCGGCGCCGGCGCCGGTCGATGTTCCGGTGTCGGCCCGATGAACCGCGACGCGCACCTGACCCGGCTGATGCTCGACGGCGCGGTCGAACATCGCGGCGGGCAGCAGTTCGTCGACGGGGCCGGCTTCGCCGGTGACCGTTTCCGGCGCGTGCACCGGATCGAGCCGCACGGGTTCGCCAGCCATCCGGTCGCCGGTGGCATCGCCACGATCATGTCGGCGCGGGGCGCGCGCGACAGCGCCTATGCGTTCGGCGGCGAGAACCCGGCGATGCGGCCGACGCTCGATGCCGGTGGATCGGCGATCTATGACAGCCGCGGCAACATCGTCTCGATCGTCCAGCAGGCGATCCGGATCGTTCATGCCACCGCCATCGAGATCGTCGCGTCGTCGGTGACGATCACCGGCGATCTGACCCTGACCGGGGACCTGACCTGCTCGGGTGACGGCACGTTCGGCGGGTCGGTGACCGATGCGGACGGGGATGGCGGCGCATGAGACTGACACCGTTTGACGAGGGCGCGCAGGCCTGTCTGGCGCCGGACCTGGTCTTTGACGGCACGCGCGGCGATTTCGCCCTGGCGGCGCTCGATGCCGCCGTCAATCCGGCCGGGCTGCGATCGGAAGAGGCGCTGAAGACGGCCGTTCTGATCTGCCTGATGACCGATCGTCGCGTCGATTCGACCGAGCTGCGCGAGGGCGACCGGAACCGCGGCTGGCCGGGCGACAGTTTCGACATGCGCGCCGGTGATCACGTGCTCGGCTCGCGCCTGTGGTTGCTGCGCCGCCGCGCCCTGACCGACGAGACGATCCTTGCCGCCGAGGATTATGCGCGCGAGGCGCTGCAGCCGCTGGTCGACCAGGGCGCGTTCGTGCGCTTCGATGTGACGGTGACGGCCGACAAGCCGCGATCGCGCCTTCAGATCGCGGTCGCCGGCTACGGGCGCGACGGCGTCCAGACCTTCGATGACCGCTTCATGATCCTGTGGGACCAGATCGCATGAGCTTCGTGCCGCAAAGCCTGACCGTTCTCAGCGAAAAGGCGCGGGCGGCGTTCCGGCAATACCTGCCGGGAACCGATGCCGCGCTGGCGCAGAACACGGCCTACGTCATCGCCAAGGTGATGGCGCTTATGGGCCGCGAGTTCGAGCTGCGGCTGGCCTGGATCTACAAGCAGCTGTTTCTGACGACGGCGACCAGCGAGACGATGGTCCGTCTGCACGCGCGCGAGTTCGGCCTGACGCCGAAGCCGGCGGCGTTCGCGCGCGGCGTGGTCGAGGGGCGGGCCGACGCGCATGCGACCTATCCGGCCGGCGTGCGGTTCCTGTCCGGCCAGCAAAGCTATGTGACGGTGGCTTCGTTCACGGCCAATGCGCTTGGCGCGTTCGGTGTCGAAGTGCGCGCCGAACAGGCCGGCGCCGACGGCAACCGCGCGTCGGGCGCGGCGATGCAGGTGGCGGACGCCGGGCTTTATCCGGCCATGACCGATGTTTTCGCCGGCCCCGAGGGGTTGACCGGGGGCACGTCGGCCGAAACGCTCGAGGCGCTACGGGCGAGGGCGCTCAGAGTCAAGGCCGCGCCGCCGCAGGGTGTGGTGCTGGCCGACTACGAGACCTGGGCGCTCGAAGTGCCCGGCATCGCCGCCGCATGGGCGGCCCTGTTCGAAAACGGGTTCGGCCATGTCGGCATCTGGATCGTGACCAAGGCCGGCACCAACGGCATCCCCTCGGCGGCCGATCTCGCCAAGGTCGAAGCGCATATCGAAGACAAGCGTCTCGTGCGCGGCAAGGTTTCGGCGGTCGCGCCGTTCGCCAAACCGCTCGATCTGACGATCCGGCTGTCCCCGGACACGGCGCAGCAGCGCGCGGCGGTGACGGCCGCGCTCGTCGCCCTGTTCGATCCGGTGGCGGACCTGCCGCGTTTGCGCCCCGGCCTGCCCGGTCAGCCGTTCGATCTGCCGGTCGCGTGGATTTCCGAGGTGATCTCGGCGGTCGAGGGCGAGACCAGCCACACGATCATCGCCCCGGCCGGCGATGTCACCTTCCAGCCCGGCGAGCTGCCGGTGCTCGGCACGATCGACTGGGCCTGAGGCGATGTCTGTCTGGCATGTCAATGCGGACTGGGCCGATTTTGCCGCGCCGCTCGGCCACACGGTGCGCTGGGTGACGGTGCCGGCCGACGACGACGCTGCGCCCGCGGTGCCGGGCGACGTGTTGAGCGCGCCCGATGTCGAGGATCTGCTGCCGGCGGGTCTGGCGCTGTGGCCGCGCGGCGCGGCCTGGGGTGCGCCGGATGGCGAGGCGGTCAGCCGCAATTCGGTTCTGGCCGGGCTGACGCGCGTGCTTCTGGCGCCGTTCGCCGAACTCTACACGCGGGCCTGGCGGCTGACGCTGGAATCGCGGTCGCTGTCGCTGGTCGACAGCCTGCCGGACTGGGAGCGCGACTATGGCCTGCCGGGACCCTGTTCGGCGCCGGAGGACCGGGCCGTGCGTATCGCCCGGCTGCGCACGCGCGTGCGCCGGCTGGCGACGATCACGCCGGCCGATTTCATCGCGCTGGCGGCGGGCCTTGGCTACGTCACGGCGATCGAGGAACCGGTCGCGTTCCGGTGCGGGCAGACGCCGCTTGGCGGCTATGGCGAACCGACCGATACGGGCCTTGAGCGGCAATGGGTGATGCGCGTCCGCGACGTGCCGTTCGCGCATTTCGAGGCCGGCATCGGCGAGACGGGTGTAACCCGGCTGCTCGACATCGACAGGGAAACGCTCGAGTGCGAAGTCCGGCGGCTTGAGCCGTCCTGGACCAGGGTCGTGTTCAACTATGGTCCGCACCCCGAAACACGCACGCTCGTCACCGAAGACGGTGACGCGCTCCTGACCGAGACCGGCGAGCCGCTGCTTGCCGTCATTGCCGTCTGATCCAAACGGAGACATGCCATGAAATATGTTCCGCCCGCCGGTGGTGCGGCCGACGATTCCTATGTCGACGGGGACCGGTCCGCCGGCATCGAGGGGTCCGTCGTTCCGGCCGCGGCGATCGAAGACGTGATGCGCGAACTCGTGCATCTGGTCGTCCATTCCGGGCAGACGCCCGACGGCGCAGACAAGCAGCAGGTGCGCAAGGCGGTCGAGAACCTGATCGCGGCCGCGATCGGCAGTGGCGACACGTCCAACTTCGTCACCTTCCCGCTGGCGCGGGCGCGGCTGCCCATCTATCCCGAGATCGTCTCGGCAGACGGGCGCATCAATGTGACAAGCCCTGCCGCCGGCACCGTGCGCGTGCCGTCGGGCGTCACATTCATGCACCGGGGCATCTTCCCGGTGACCACGGAGGAAACGGATTTTTCGACAACCGCGTCGAAGACCTATCATCTTCGCTGGAATGCGACGGACGGACTGTCGCTCGAGGATCTGGCCGATTCCGGCTACAACCCCTCGGTCCTGCCCGAGAGCGATCCGACCTTCGACAGCACCTATGACGACATGCTGATCGCGCGTGTGGTGACCAGCTCGTCCAACGTGGCGACGATCACCAATCTGGCGAGCAGGGCGTCGCAGGCCGTTGATCAGACGGTCAGCGGCGCGGCCTCGATCATTTCGACCGGGCCGCCCAGCGGAAACGACGGAGCCGAGTTCACCGGAGCGGTCACGCTTGACTGGTCGCGCACACCGGTTGCCGTTGTGTCGGGCAATGTTCGGCAGGGGACCACGCCGATCCTTCAGGGATACGCCAACAGGATAACGGAGAAGGTGGTGACCCGCTACGGCATCAGCGCGACCGTGGTGTCTGATTGGGATCGCAGCCTGGTCACCGTTGGCGCCTCGCCCGCCGGCGAAGTCCTCATCCAGGCGTTCGCGCGATGACCGTGAAAATCTCGGAACTGCCAACGGTCGCAGCGGCCGAAACCGACCACGTTCTGCCGGCTTCGCGCGCCGGCGCAACGGTCGGACTGACGGTTCAGCAACTCGTGAATGTTGCCAAAGACCAGATCCTCGACGGGGCGCCGGGCGCGCTCGATACGCTGAACGAGTTGGCGGCGGCGATCGCCGATGATGAGAACTACGCGGCGACGGTGACAACGGCGCTGGCCGGAAAGCTGGCGGCCGATGGGTCAGTCCCATGGGCGGCCGATCAGAACGCCGACGGCAACTCGATCACCGACCTGTTGAACCTGAACGGGCGCGCGGTCAGCGCGATCCAGTCCCGCATGAGCACGATTACGGACGTAGCCAACGGTGCGACGATCCCGGCGACAGACGGCATCGTGGTCAACATGACGGGCCACACGTGTTACCTGCCGGACGCAACGGGCCTGCCGACCGGGTTCACGGTCTACCTGTACGCGTGGACGAACTACCCGTCACACAAAGCATTATGGATCGCCGCGCAGTCCGGGCAGAACATCTACAGTCACAACGTCAACGTGCTGGCGCAGACGTTCTACCTGGTGCCCAGCGAGGTGCTGCGGTTCACTCTGACCAGCTCCGGCTACTGGATTTGGGAGGTCCTCCAGAACGGCAAGGCACCGAAATTGCGGGCGCGTGCAAGCGGCGCGTCTTACATCAACATCCCCACATCGCTTGGCCTGATACCCCTGTCCGTTGCCATCGACGCGTTTGCCTCCATTTCGTCCAGCCGGCTGGCGATGCCGTGGCACGGGCGATACCAATTTGACGCGGCGCTTGATGCGAGTCCATCCGGTTCGGCGGGATACGTCTACCTCTACGGGGTCGACACCAATAATCTCACACCGTTGTCAACATACTCGATGAATTACGAGATATTTGACACCGCCGCCAATGCTGGGCTTCGCACTCTACGGGAATACTGGTCGGCGGCCCTCAAGACAGACGATGTGGCAGGCGCCGAGTTCTTTTCCAGCGTTTCCGGGCCGCAGTACTTGCCGGAGGGGTGTCGTGTCAGGGCACAATTCATGGGGAGGTGAAGGATGACCAATCTGCACACTGCCGTACATGATCTGTACGGTCTTTCACCGACAGAATACACATGGAGAACGCGTCCGGGGGAAGATGATCCGGTCATGGACAACTGGCCGGAGGGTCAGCCCTCTCGGGGGAGCGAGCCCGGCGACATTCCCGCTTGGGCCGACGCCGAACCCGTTATCGAGGCGCGATCCGACGAGATGGCCAGCGAAGCCCTTCGCGCCGCCGTCAACAAAGAGCGGGACCGGCGGATCACGAAAGGCAACACCTTCACCGTGGACGGCTACGGCGACGTGCCACTGACCGGCCGCGAGCGCGACCAGACCGTCTATCTCGCGCTGCTGGTCCAGGCGCAAGGCGCGCTGGCGCAGGGCATCACGACGCCGGTCCACACGCTCCGTGACGCCGCAGACACGATCCACACACTGACCCCGGCGCAGATGATTGACCTCATCGGTCAGGCAATGGGCTGGTTCGAGGATGTCATGCAGACATCGTGGGACATGAAGGATGGCGGGACGCCGTTCGATGCCGGCATCCCAGCAGACTACACCGACGACCGACACTGGCCCTGACCTGAACCGGCATGATCACGCTGGCCTTCTACACCGGCACCGGGCGGCCGGTGGACTGGATCGTGCGGGCATGGACCTGCGAGACCGTGAGCCATGTCGAGCTGGTCTGCGGCACCGCCGAGTCCGGCGGCGCCGTTACCGCCTTCCGGGCGCTGGGCGCTTCGCCGCGTGACGGCGGGGTGCGCGAGACATGGATCGCGATCCGGCCCGGCCACTGGCGCTTCGTGCGCGTGCCAGGTGACCACGTCGAGGCCGCCGCGTTCATCCGCGCCCTGACCGGCGCCCCCTATGACTGGCCGGCGATCTGGGGCTGGCATGTTCTGGGCTGGCGCGGATGCCACCGGCCAGGCGCATGGCTGTGCTCGGAGATCGTCGCCCATGCGATCGGCCGGCCGCACCTGGCGCACCTGAACCCCGGCGCGCTCGAGCGCGCCCTGACCTGACACGTCACGCATTGGAGAACGACTATGGCAGACCGTCGTAGGACGGAGCTGATGGTGGTGCACGTCACTGCCACGCCTCCTTCATGGGACCATGGTGCCAAGCGCATCGATGAGATCCATCGCGGTATGGGTTGGTCCGGCATCGGCTATCCCGAAATCATCAGGCGCAACGGTGCGCTCGAAACGGGGCGCGGGCTTGAGGCGATCGGCGCGCATGTCGCCGGTTTCAACTCGATCGCCTACGGCGTTGCATTGGTCGGCGGTGTCGACGACAACGGCCGCCCTGAGAATAACATGACGCCTGCGCAGTTCGTCACGCTCGAGCGGCGCTTGCGCGAGTTGTCGGTTCTCTGGCCTCGCGCTGGCGTATGTGGCCATCGCGATCTGTCCCCTGACGGCGACGGCGACGGGGTCATCGAGCCGCACGAATACATGAAGGCGTGCCCGTGCTTCGACGCGATCCCGTGGGCTGCCTCCAAGGGGCTCCCGGTTGCCGACATCAAGGGCACATGGACGATGCCGGATGGCGCCGTGAACGGACCCGAGACGCGCAACGCCTATCTCCAACGACTGCTGGCGCGTGCTGGATATCAGTTCGGGCCGGTAGACGGCATTATCGGCGAGCGCACGAGCGCGGCCATCTGCGCCTATCAGATGGCGCGCGGCCTGTCAGTCACCGGCGTCTTCGACCAGCCGACGGTCAAAGCTCTTCGGACGCAGTTCGAGCGGCAGGCCGCCTGATCGTGCCTCGCTACCCACACTGGCGATATCGTCGGGCCATCATCTTCCTGACGTTGATCTTCTGCGCGTCCTGCATCGTCTTCGTGATGGTCCGGGGCAGCGATAGCCGCGTCGATGAGACCATCGTCGTGAGCGCATTCGGTCTGGCCGGTGCGGTCATTGCTTCATGGGTTTTTGGCGCGGTCTGGGAAGACAACACGACGCGATCCGCCGCCAGCTGGGAGGGCGCGCCGGACCTGGGCGCACCGCCGCCCGGCTGGCCCGATGCGTCGATCGGCCCTCGGCCCGGCGCGGGGACGGGCGAATGATCGCCGCGCTCGCCAAGCCGCTGCTCGCCCGCCTGCGCGGCGTGCTCGTCGCCGGCGTCACGCTGCCCGTGTGGCTGATGCTGGCGATCGGCCTGTGGCTTTACGTCGACCGGGGCTCGGCGGTGCGCACGGCCGTCGACGCGGCGGTGACCGAGCTGGTCGCCGGCGCGGAGATTGCCGGGCTCGAGGCGCGGATCGCCGCGCTCGAAACGCTCAACGCCGAAGAGGCCGGCCGGGCCATGGCGCTCGAACAGGCCAATGCGCGCTTCGCCGACCAGCTCGGCGAGGCGATGATCGAACTGGACAATGCCAATGACGAGATCGCCGAACTTCTGGCGCGGCCTGTCGATGCCGATTGCCGTGTCGATGACGGCCTTGCTGAGCGCTTGCGCAACCGGTGATCCGCAGGCGCGGCTGGACATGGCAGCGCGGCAGCAGGCGGACGCTTCGCTCGCCGTCGCCGCGGCGCGCCGGGCCGCGCGGATCCCCGAGTGGCCGGCCGATTGCCGCAGGCATGAGCGCACCGGCGTCGAGCCCGGGGACCGGCTCGACGTGGCCGCGCTGAAGGGCGACCAGGCGGTCGGCCGGGGCAATGCGCGGATCGACCGGTGCGCGGCCTGGTATGACGATCTCAAGGAAAGCAGGGAGACGGCCCCGTGAGCGAGAATGCCCTATCGATCTGGACGCTGCTTGTCGCGATTGCCGGGGTTCTCGTTCCAACCTTCCTTGCCCTGGCCGGGGCCTGGCTGGCGATCCACCGGCGGATCGGCTCGATCGAACGCGACGCCATGCTCGAGGTCAACCGACTGCGCATCGAATGCTACCAGGAGTTCATCCAGCAAAAGAGCCTCGATGAAATGGAGCGGCGGCTGATCCAGTCCGAAGAGCGCATGATCGGGGCGATCAACAATCTGACCGGCCGGATCGACCGGATGGCCAACCGCATCGACCAGGCCCTGACCGACTTTTCGAAGCGGCACGGCGCGGACTGAGA